TGCTTGCCGGAGAGGGTGTTGCCGGTCTTGTCGGACTGGATCCCGAGTTCCTTGAGGCCAGCGGCGCCCTTGTTCAGGAACGGCAGCATGGCCAGGCCGCCCTTGCCGAACAGCTTCATGGCCGCGGCCGACTTCTCGGCTCCGTCGGGCATCGCGGCGAACTTGTCGGCGATCTGCGGGAGGAGATCCTTCATCGGCAGGAGCTTCCCGTGGGCATCGGTGTACTTGACCCCGAGGGCACCAAGGGCGGAGGCGTTGAGGTGGCTCGCGGCGGTCGCAGTGGCGAGGTCACCCTTGAGCTTGGACATCTTGTCGGAATAGCCAGCTGTTGATGGTCCGGCAGCCTCGAGCGCCTTGATCTGGGTGCGGATCGCGTCGGCGTGCGCCTGCGCCTTCACCTTCGCCGCCGCGTCCTTCTGCGACATGGCGACGACGTTCTTCGCGAAGATGCCCATTGATCGGGCGCCGACGGTGGCGTCGATGCCGGTCATCTTGAACGCGAACCCGAGCCGGGATGCGTCCTCGGCGCCCAAGCCGGTGACCCGTGCGAGGGTGCGGGTTTCGCCGCCGACCTTCTTGAAGGTGTCAATCGACTGCTTGCCGAACTTGACCGCGATCGCGGCACCGGCAATGACCGCGCCGGCAGCAAGTCCAGCGATCGCGCCGCCGGCGATCTTGGCCCGCTTGCCGAACGTGTCGGCGTGCTTCACCGAATCCATGAAGCCGCGAGACACGGACTTGAGCGACTTGGTTGCCCCGGAGGCGTCGCCCAGGATCATGTACCGAATGGACTTCTGAATATCAGCCATGCCGCGCCGCCTTCCTTGCGTTCTCGATGAAGTCGACGGCGGTTTCGAACTGCCACCAGGCGAGCGCTTCCACGTCTGCCGGGGTCCAGCCGAAGTGGTCACAGATGGCGAGCTGCCAGCGGTAGATCAGGACGAGTACGGGCTCAAACTTCGCCGGGGCCGGCCGTGTGGCGGCCGTGGAGTACTCCCGGCTGGGAATGAACCCGCCTAGGCTTTTCCCGCCTCGGTCTCGCCGTCCTCGACCTGGTCGTCATCGATGAACGGCTCGTCAAAGCCGGAGCTGTCGTAGTCCGCGTCGGACAGGTCGTAGACCTCGCGGAGGGTCATGTGCTTGCCGGACATATTGACTGCGGCCCAGATCCCGACCCGCACCGTGAGCGCGTAATACGGGTGAGAGACCATCCACAGCGAGAAGTCCTCAGACTCCTGCGGATCTTCCACGGTCGCGAGTTCATCGGCGGACGGGCCGTCGTCGGACTCCTTGGCTTCGCGCGCCATGTCGGTCAGCTTGTTGAACGAGTCGACGGAGAACTTCTGGCACTTCCATGCCGCCTCGCTCCACCGGTTCACGCCGGGGAACAGGCCATCCTTTGCCATCGCGGCAAGTTCCTTGTCGAACCGCAACCCGAGGGTCATCGGCACGGTGTCGGCCTGGACCTCCGCGAACTCCTCGACGTCGGTCGGGAAACCGGCCTCGTTGCGGGCGGTGACGATACGGATCACAGCGTCTCCTTGAGTGCCTTCGTGGTGGCGTTCGCGATCTTGTTCTGCAGGTCGTCGACGCCCTTGTCGAACGCTGCCGGGGCATCCCTCTCGGGCAGCGGCTGGTTCACCCAGGACCACTCGGCGCGAGTCTTCTCGGGGTCGGCGTAGACGGGGTGACGGACAGCCAGCCTGAGGACGAGTTGCACGCCGGTGTTGTTGCGGAGGAACCGGAGCTTCGTGTAGTTCCCCCGACGGAGCCGGTCACCCAGACCGTTGGGGTATGCGCCGCTGGGGGCGAGACCGGCGGTCATCGACTTGCCGAGCGGCTTGGCGGCCTCGCGCATCTCCTTCTTGACGGCCCGGAGGATCTTGGGTGCCGCCCTGTCGAGCGCCTTAGCCGACTTCGCGAAGGAGGCCGTGTTGACCTTCATCAGGTCATTGGTCATCACGGCCTCCTATCGCTCAGAGCGTGGCGTCAGCGGTGCGCGTGACGATCCAGAACGCCTGCGTCGAGGCGGCCGTCTTGCGGGCATCGCCCGACAGGGTCGTCTTCGGCTGCGAGCCATCCGCGTTCGACTTGACCGGGTCGGAGATCCGACCGGCCGGGATGATGAACTGGATCGCATCAGTGCCGGTCGTGAACGTGGCCACCATCGGGATCGTGGAGTTCGCAATCCAGTTCGCCTTCAGGGCTGCGATCGCGGCGATGTAGTCGGCCTCCACCTGCCAGGTGATGACCTGACGCGAAACGGTCGGCTGGGCCTTCTTGCCTGAGCCGTTGCCGCGGAAGTCTTCGACGTCCATCTCGTTCTCGATCTTGACCGAGAACGACTTGATGCCATCTAGCGGGGTTGCGCCCACGCCGAGCGCGACGGTGGTCGGCTCAGTGATCGCACCGGTGGCGAACGCGAAGCCCGCGAAGGTGAACCGGTTGGCGACAACCGCGGACGGGGACGCCTTGGCGATGACGGTCGACATCGTCTGCGCATCCCACTCGATGTTCATCGTGAGGACGCCCTTGTTGTCCATCTTGAACTCGATGGACTTCACGACGCTGCCAATGAAGGTCTCCACGTCGAACGTGGAGCCGTCGTACTGCGGCTTGGCCAGCTGCAGCGTGAGTGCGTCGAAGAAGGCCGCAGCGCTCGGGGTGAACACCTGCTGGTAGAGCCCGGCGCTGACCAGAGTCGATGCGCCAGTTCCCAGCGCGGCCTTGAGGAAGCGCCCGAAACCCTTCGCCTTGTACTCGTGCTCGATCGGTCCGCCGGCCGACTCCGAGGGCCGGTAGGAGTCGGTGTCGAGCGCGACCGAGCCGGGATAGACGGCTTCCGTCTCGGCGTCGTTCGGCTGCCAGCCGAGGCCGGGGTCGCCGCTGTAGTAGTGCAGCCGGTCAAGCGTCTGCGCCGTGGCGTAGGCCGACTGGGGGGCGCTGGAGGTCAACTGTGCATCGCGGTAGCCCATGATCAGGCCTCCTCGTTCTGTTCGGTCTGGATGGGCTCAGGGGCAGACGGTGGTGCGTCGGGCAGGGTGACGCCGGACGCGGCGGCCAGTTCGGCCAGGTGCTCGGCGATGATCTTCGCCACGGCCTCCTGATCGGCCTTGGGTGCCTTGTCGGCCAGTTCCCAGTTCAGGGTCTGGATGACCAGCACGCCGGCCAGATCTTCGGCGACGTCGACGACCTCGTCACGTTTGACGAGCTGCATGCCCAGGGCGGCGACTCGGACGTCACCCAAGGGGTTGATGTTTCTGATCTTCATGGGTGGTGTCTCCTCAGATGGTGGCTTGGAACGCGAGGCGGAACAGCAGGTATGCGATGCAGCCGCCGTCCGTCCGGAAGGTCTGCAGTTCATGGCCTGCCAGGCGCAACTCCCAGAGGCCCTGCACGCCTAGCAGGTTGGTGTCGGTGTAGTTGGCCCGGATGTAGGCCAGAACCTCGGAGAGCCGTGCGTAGGCCTTTGCGACGACCTCCTGCATGTCGTCGGAGCCATTGACCGACCACGCGGAGCAGGCGATCTCGCCCGTCTCGTCGTAGCCGCTGCCCATCGAGAGTGCGGCCCAGTCGGTCTGCGAGTTGGCGGACTGTGTCGGGCGACCCGCTCCGGGGTCGGTCACGCCGATCGCGAGGAAGTCGCCAGAGGTGAACCCCTCGGGCTCACCGAATGAGACCTGCGCGGGGGACGTGCCGGCGATCCCATCGTGAAGCGCGTTGAGGAGATCGAGGACGACGCTGTCGCGGAGGCCGGTCACAGCGCCAATCCCCGGATCAGGAGGTGATCCTCCATGAAGTCCATGGCAACTTTCGGGACGAGGAAGCCGACCGGGGCATCCACGGCCTGAGCGCCGGCCTGAGTGAACCGGCGCATGGAACGCAGGTACTGCTGAGCGATGGACAGCGCTGCCGACGTTGCCCAAGTGGGCGCGGCGTCGGCGCCGCTGGTGAAGGTGACCAGCAGGTCGGTCCCGATCTGTGCCCGGTCGTCTCGCTGGAGTCGCTGGCGCCACGCTGAGAAGCCGGTCAGCTCGTCACCCGTAGCGGAATCGACGACGGTCATGAGTTGCCGGACGCGGCAGGACAGCATCACCTTCCTCCGCGACCCCACCGGCACGAACTCGTCGGTGATGGTTGTCAGGAGGGTGGGTCCGCAGAGTTCGTCGACCTTGGCGCATGCACCATCGACAGCCAACTCCAGGAAGGTTTCATCCCCGGGGGACCCGTTCTTGATGAACCCGCGCAGCAGGTCCGGAGGGAGCCACGGATCGGCCATTGTGCACCTCCTCTGCTTTGGTGATGTCTGGGGTTGGGGGTGCAGCCACCCGCCCGGCTGGCGGGATCGCCGCTTCCGCCGGACGGGCGACTGCGTATCTCACGGTCAGGCGATCTTCGACATGAACGCCTTGACGGCGTTGAGGTCGGTCAGGACCGAGCCAGCGCGCAGGACGCCCTTGAAGGCGATCTGGTCGTTGGTGAACGCGGCCTGGTCGGACCGCTCGAGCCGCAGGGAGCCGACGAGGCGGACCCACACGCGGGACATGTCGCCGAACAGCAGCGGCTTCTTGGATCCCGCGACCGGCAGGTCGAGGAAGGTGTCGGTGTAGATCGGCTTGCCCATGAACACGTCGGGCTTGTCGACCTGCACGGACGGCTGCCACAGGTACTGGCCCGTGGTGTCCTTGATCTTCCGGATCCCGGCGACCAGGGTGTCGTTCGCCACCCATGCAGCGTTCTTGCGGTAGGCCCGCAGGATGCTGTGCTGCATGTCGACCAGCTCGTCCATCGTCGGCAGGTAGCCGGCGCCGGTGACTGCCGTGGTCGCCGAAGTGGCGGTCGCGGTGGAGATGTCGGAGCCGAGCTTCAGCCCCACGTTCTGGCCGATCAGCCCACCGACGAGACCCTCGATGTCGATCGCGGAATCCTCGATCAGTTCGCGCGGTGTCAGGATGACCTGGTCGTACTTCGTGGTGGCCCACGCGACCTGGTCGAACGTCGGGTCGGTACCGGCGAGGGCCGTGTTCGCAGCCTTGCCGGACTCGGCCACGCCGAAGGTCTTCAGCCGCGGGATGGTGATCGACTCACCGGAGGCGGTGACGATGACGCGGGCGCCGGCGTCGATGATCGAGGAGCCGTCGCGCAGGGGCTGCACGAACTCTCCCCAGAAGGTCGACGGGATGGTGTTGCCCGCGCCGTCGGCGGCGGTCAGGTTGGTCAGCGCACGCTTGACCTGAGCCGTGGTGAAGTTCAGGTCAGCGCCCGGCTTCGACCGCTCGACGAGGATGGAGCGCAGCGTCTCGGCGATGCCGTCGTCGCGCTTCTCCGGGTTGCCACCGTTGAGGCCCAGCGCTGCACGCTGCATGTCGGCCTCGATCTGGCCGCGCATCTGCTCGATGCCACGGTCGAAGCGGCGGAACGCGGCCTCGATCTCGGCGTCCTTGGTGAGCTCGTCGGCGGTGAGGGCGCGGGTGGTGCCCGCGTCGATCAGGGGCTTGGCCTCCGACTCGAACAAGCGAGCGCGCTTGTCGAGCAGATCCTGGAGGCCGCGCTTCAGGTCGTCAATCATCGGATACTTCCTTTCTCCTGGCGGAGATTGAGCAGACGTAGGCGCGCGGCCGTAGTCTGCGATTCCCGAAGTGCCAAGTCGGCGCTCCGGTTGCACTTGGCTCCGGGCTCGTGCCCGCAGGATTCCTCTTCGCACTCCCCGGGCTCGTCCGGGTCTTCGGCGGTGTCGGGGTCGTCGTCATCCCTGACGGTGGAAGCTCTCGCTTCTGTCAGGTCGCGCTTGGCTGCGGTGCTCGACCAGTAGGCCGGGTCGGCAACAGGGGCACAGTCGGCCAGCTCTGCCAGCATCACGCGCCACACCGGCGCGTCCGGCTCGCCCTCGGGCGCCATCGTGGAGTCCCAGAACCCGGCCTCCTCGTAGAACGCGAAGGAGCTGAAGCGGTAGTCGCCACGAGCAGCCAGAACGGCCACGTCGCGACCGGCGTTCGTGTCGGGCAGGTCCACCTCGTAGAACACGCCAACCGCGTCGATGGTGACCCGTGCAGTGCCGGCGTCCGTGGTTCCCAGCAGCAGGCGCGAGTCATGCTCGGCGCGGACGATCACCCGACCGCCAGCAGCCAAGTAGGCCGCGAAGCACACCGGGTCGATCACTTCGCGCCAGCCGCCAAGGTCGCGACTGACCGTGTTGAACACGCAGGCGTAGCCGAACAGCACTCCGGGGGACTTGGATCCAGCCGGTGCCGCCCGGAACTGCGCCGGCTGCTCGGCGATCATCCGGCGCAGGGTTGCACTCATGGGCTCAGGCCCCCTTCATGTTGAGGTCGGCCAGAACGGCCTTGATCTGTTCGGTGAGGTCCGCCGGTGCGAGTGCTGCCGCCTGCTTGCCCGCGTACCAGCCCTGCCATTCGGCGATCTGCTGCTCGGTGAGCGGATCGCGCCCATCGGCGAGGCGCGCCTCTTCGTTCGTGAGGGTGCCGTTGCTCAACTTCTGCGTGGTGATGTTCGTCGTCACCATCGCGTCCGGGCGTGCCAGGTCGTCGAGGTTGAACCGCAGGAAGTCGGTCGTCGGATCGTCCATCAAGGGGCGTAGTCCCTGCTCGAAGCGGCGCACCCACGACAGCAGGGTGCGGACGTTGAGCTTGCGCTGATTGCCCTCCACCGTCGAGTACTTCAGGCTGCCCGATGCCTTGCCGCCGACGTCCTCCGGGTCAACCCGCAGGATGGCGGCGATCTGGCTAGCCGTTGCCTCGATCGCTTCGAGGAACTGCATGTCCGCGGGGGGGATTGAGATCGGCGTCCAGTCCCAGTTGGCGCCGTCGAGCACCATCATTCCGCCGGGAGAGATTTCGACTGAGTCCTGAATCTCCTCGGCCTTACCGGGTGGGAGCTTCGTTTTGCTGGACAGCACCGAGGACGGTATCGAGCGCTCGGAGTACCAGTCGCGCGCCGTCTGCAGTGCTGCCTTCGAGGTCTCGAACTGGTGCCGGAACAGCGTCACCGGGGCGAGGCCCTTCACGCTGCCGGGCAGGATGAAGCCGGGGATGTGTACGAGGCCGCCACCCATTCGGGTGCGCTCCGAGAACATCTCGATGCCGCGGACGTAGTACTTCGGCATCCACTGGCTGCCCTCGTCGATGCTCACCCAGGACGGGTGCTGCCACTCGACCTCGCGGACTTTGCCCCAGTTATCACGGAACACCGTCCCGTAGCCGTTGCCGCGCAGCAGGACGGACGTGGTCAGCTGGTGCACCCAGTCGAAGTCGGAGATGCGGTCGTCGGGCTGATCGAGCCACTTCGGGGCGGCGATCTGACGGACCTTGTTGCCATCCCGGCGGAAGCAATCGATCGACAGCGACGAGATCGAGTCAGCGATCAGGCCGACGCCGGCGTACATCGCAGCGATGCGCAGGACGTTGTCCCCGCCAATGTCGTAGAACTCGATCGGCTGCTCGCTGGTGCGGAACAGATCGCCCGTGGTGAGTGCGCGAGTCTCGGGCTGCCACCCGAGGAGGGTCTCAACTGTCTGACGCAGTCCCATTACGCCTCCTTCCAAATGCGATCCCGGACATCGGGTTGGTGTCGTCGTCCTGCTCCAAGTGCCAGGCGAGCAGGGTTGCGGCGATTGCCGCCGTGATGTCGCCGCTCGACGAGCGAGGCGACCAGACGAAGGTTCGATCTCCGACCATCCGCTTACTGATCGCCAGGACCGAGGACTTCAGTTCGGGATCTCCGACGTGGACGATGCCCTCGTTCGCGATCGAGTCCTGGAAGAAGTTGCACGCCGCAGGCATGGTCGATTCGGGGATCAGGTGTAGCTCCAGATCGCCGAGTTCCGGGTCGTCGTTCAACCGCTCCAGGGCGGGGATCAGGGATACCGCCGAGGATCCCGCGAGGATTAGGAGGCGGGTCGTTGTGCCTACCCGCTTCCGCAGATAGGCACGGAACCAAGGAAGGACCTTGTCGGTTCCCTGCCACCGGGCGTACTGCCGAACCTCGCGGTCGACGCGTTTCGACGGAACCTCGAGGTGGATCAGGTCGTTCGCGTTCCGGCCGCCGGCGACAACAGCCGACCACGTCCGGTTTGGCGAAACCTGCAGGGCAAGGACCCGGTCACCCGAGATCTTGGACTTTGGATCCCGTCGAGCGAGCCATGCTTCTTCGGAGAAGACCTGGTCGTTCGCGATGACGAGCTTGTCGTGCCAGCCCATCCGCTCCCTGGCGAAGATCATCGGGTCGGGCTGGTTCCTTCGCTCCCGGGCGATTGCCTCCAGCGTCAGGCCGCGACCATCCTCGTGGATCCGGTCCGTCGCGGGGTTGTTCCGCTTCCATCGCTCCGGCTCATCCAGTCGGCAACCGACCGAGCCGTACACGTGCGTGCACTCAGGGCCTAGCCGGCACTCGCCGGGCAGGTCGTCGCGGAACTCCCGGAAGAAGTCCTTCGCGCCTAGCTGCCCCGCCCACGCTTTGTCGACGATCGGGTGCAAAACCTCGCTGTACGACTTCAGGCCAGAGCTTCCGATGAGCGTCTGGGCCCACGGGAACGTTGATTTGACGGCGTCCTGTGCTCCCAGGTGCTCGGCGCGGAGCTCGAGGCCCTCGTCCCAGATCGCCTTAGGTGCGGACTTGCCGCGCCCCTGGCTGGTGGTGCGGGCCGTGAACTCCAGCACGCGGCCGTCCGTGAGGGCGATAGCGGTGTAGTTCGAGCTCGCGTAGTACTGGCGCACCTTGGCATCCGCCCAGGCGTGCTTCTCCAGAAGGCCGCGCATCAGCAGGAAAGCGTCGCGTGTCGTGCCGAACTCGTGGGCGGACCACAAGACCCGCTCTTCCTTGGTGATGAACAGCCAGCCGAATGCCGTCATCACGAACTCGCCGGTCTTCAGGTTCTGCCGGCCCGCAATATCGGTCGCGTCCGTCACGGCGGGCAGGCCGTCGGAGCCGATCGCGAACACCGCGTCCAGCCAGAGCTCCTGCTCGGGCATCGGGATGTAGCCGAGCAGGGCGCACAGGTCGGCGACCTCGGGGCCGCGGGTGAAGTCCCATGTCGGGCAGACCAGTTTCGCCGGCGTGACCGGCGCCCACTTGCCTAGCGTCACGCCGGCGACCCGACCACAGTCAGTCGACGCTGCTCGCCGCGCTCCACCAGGTACTCGATCGGATCCGGCTTGCCGTCCTCAGCCCCAGGCGCCGCGGCAGCAAGCTTGGCGGCCTGCGCCAGCAGCTCGTCCAGCCGACGCGACATCGGCAACCAGGCCGTATCAGAAACGCCGGCGTCAAGGCGGTCTGCGATCGCCAACGCCTGGCGTCCGGAGACGCCGTCCTGCTGTCCGCCGAGCTCGGCCAGTACCGCGGCCCGAATGGTGCCTGATCCCTTCGCGCCGGGCATCGTGAAGACGTTCGAGGTCGGCTTTTCGTGCCGTTCACGCGACGCCAGCGCGCGGCAACTGGCCGTGCAGTAGGTCGCGCGGCTCGTTTTGGCCTCGAACTCGGTGCCACAACGGGAGCATGTGCGCTGAAGCATCGCCATGACAGACCCCCGTTCCTACGGCCTCCTGTTGCGCAACAGGCCAAAGTTGCGTGAGTAGAAAGCAAGCGAGTTGGGTCAGGCGACGTCTTCGCCCACAAAGAAACGCCCCCGGTCGGACGCCGACCTCACCACCACTCCTGCGACGCCGGCTGCTGGGTGCGTCGCCGTCCCTCACGCCCGCCTGCTGCCCGGTTGTCGGTGGCGTGCTCGGGCGCCTTACCCACCTGCCCAGGGTCGGGGTGACCAAGGTCGAACTTCATGCCGTCGTGGTTGAGGTGGCGCAGGCGGTCGGGGTAGACGGGTCGTCCACATCGTCGGCACGGGATGGGTCCGCCTGCGATGAGGCGTCGGTCCCAGTCTCGGCGTTCCTTCTGGTGTTCCCAGTCGTACGGGTTGGTGCCCATGTCGCCCCCTCGAACCGGCTCCTGCGTCCGGGTCTCGTTGGACTCCCACTCGCGTGGGTGGCGTCGTCGCCTGGTGTGTTGGTGTAGGCCTGGCGCGGCGTCGGTCCGAGGGGGTGCTGGGCTTCCCGTGTGTGGGCCGTCGAACACCACTGCGGGACGTGCAACGACCCCGGGCTGTGAAGCTCCGGGGCCGGGTCGTAGGCCGCGATGGGCATACGTGTTTCAGAAAGAGTGTGAGACTGGGGCGCATCATTGCGTAGCCGACACGCCGAACGTGGTCGTGATTTCCTCCAGTGTGAGGGTGCGCACCTGCCGATCCCAGGGCGGGTTGTCGACCAACGCCTTGACCTCGTGCACCACGAACACCCGCTTGCGATCGACCTTGCCGACGTCGGACAGCAGGCCCGCATTGAACCAGCGGTAGACCGTCGCCTTGCTGACGATGTCCGCATCGCGCAGTTGATCGGCGGTCATGGTGGCGTGGTGGTGCGGCGGGTCGAACGTAATGCCCAGCGTCGCGAGGTCACCCACGATGCGCCGCAGCTCGTCGGCCATGTCGACCACCCACTGCTGCCCGCAGATCCAGTCGAAGTGGCGCAGGAGCCAGCCCGCCTCGGACGCCACGGTCGGGCCGGGCTTGGTGGCGTGGATCTGTCCGCAGGTCGTGGCGACCCAGACGATCCGGTCGGGGTCGGTGGGTTCGAAGTGCCACGCGCCGACGTCGTGCATCTCACCGGCGGCCAGTGACACCCATCCGGCCAGCGTCGGCAGGATGCCTTGACGCCGGCCATTCATCTTGGCCGTGCGGGACCACCATGCCGGGTCGACCGATGGGCTTGCGATGTCGCGGTCTGCCAGCGTCAGCGGTTCGGTGCTGCCCTCGGCATGTGCCCACTTGACCCGGCGGTCGGCCAGGTCGAGGGCGTCGAACTTCACGACGTACCGGACGGCGGAGTCCAGTGGGTTGCGGTCGCCCTTGGCCAGCAGGTGGAAGTAGTTCCGGTCGAGCAGCTCGGCGAGGGTGGGCAGGTCGGCGAGGTCGCGTTCGAGTTGGAGGCGGGCGGCGAGGTCGAGCCACTGGATCAGTTGGGGTGCCGGCGTCGGGTCGTAGGTGGCCGTCATGCTCTATTCCAAACCGTGCGCGCGCGTTCTGTAGTTTCTCTATGTACTTGAGTTTGTTCTATAACCACCGAATGGGTTGGGTACGGGTATCGAAGACAAGGCCCCCCTCGGGGGGCCGCGTCAGCGGGGGGCGTCTCGTCTACGGCTCGGGCTACGTCTACGTCTACGTCTACGTCTTGTCTAGCGTTGCCGACGGCTACGCTGCCAGTCCCGCTATAGCGTGCGCTGGAGCGTGCGCTATAGCGTGCGCTGGAGCGTGTCATGGATTCTGCTCCCCGTTGCAGATCGGGCAGTCCGGATCGGGCACCTTGTGCTTGCGATGGTTCGTCTTCATCGCCCCTAGTCGCTTGGCGTCTCGGGCCTCGGCAACCTCGGCCTGTGAGTGGTTCCAGTTGAGGTAGCCAGGCACCAGCCAATAGCTCCCCTTGTCCTCCCAGAGGCCAACCTTCACCAGTTTTCTGGCGTGCGCTTTGAGGTCGCCGTCGAGGCCAACGCCGAAGACTTCGAGGTCGAACTTGTAGAGGATGCCGTCCCTCTTGGTGGACTTCACGTGCTCATTGCCCCGGCGGAACAGCAACTCGGGCAGGCAACCTGCCTGTCTGACCTGGGGATGAGACCGGGTATTTACGTCGCTCGGGACGAACTCACCGGGGATTCTTCGGGCCATTATTCGTGCGCCTCTTCGGCGTCCATGAATGCTTTGGCTGCGGTTTGCAGATCGCGGAGCTTGTTCCATGCGACCCCACAGAAGTAGCGGAAGCGGTCATCACAGCCACGCTTGCCCATGGCCACCTCGATCGCTTCCTCGATGTCCGCGAACGTGAGGCCGGAGTCGAGCATGGAGAGGACGGTGGCCGGGGCTGTGGTTGGTCTGGCGACCTGCTTACCGTCGTCGTAGCGGAAGCCGTCCCACTTGTCCGTGAATCGGCGGGAGCGGTCGGCCTCCTCCTGACGACGGAAGGCGGCGAACTCCTGCGCCTTCTGCATCGCCCGAGCCCAGCGGATAGCGTCGTCGCTGACGTCCTCTACTAGCGCTGCGTCGGGGGTGCTGGAGGACTTCCCGGCATTGCAGTCTCGGCAGCAGGCGACAAGGTTGGCGGGGTCATCGCTACCCCCGAGCGCCACGGGTAGGACGTGGTCGATGGTGAGCGGGTTGTCGGTGGATCGGCAGTACCGGCACGTGTGGTTGTCGCGCTTCAGTACCTCGAAACGGGTACGCTTCGTCACAGCCATTTAGGACTCCAATCAGTCGTGATGGTCAGGCCCTGGTCGGTGCTTCCAACACCTTCCGGGGCCGTCCCAAGTGTAGGTCTGAGTGCCCGCGTAGGCCGAGTTCGCCACGCCATCAGGCACCCGTCCCGAAGTCGAAGGCGTCTTGAGCCAACCGCCTGGCGGCCATCTCGCAGTAACGCTCGTCAAGCTCAACGCCGATCGCCCGCCGACCCATCGCCTTGGCCGCAACCAGCGTGGAGCCGCTCCCCGCGAACGGGTCAGCGATCACACCGGGCGGGCAGTCGTCGATGAGATCCTCGAGGACGTCCAGCGGTTTCGCGTGCGGATGCCCTCCCGATCGCGCAACGATTCCCACGGGGTTGCCGACAGTGGCCACGCGGGTCCTGTAAATCGACGACCTGCCGCCGATTCCCGATGGCCACGGGCCGAGTCGGTAGATGGCCTCGGCGTCACGACGGACCCCACCGCACGCACCGCGCAGCCCCGCATCCGCAGGCTTGGCGTAGACGCCTACGTGCTTGACGCCGGGTGGCGGGGTAAGCATCAGGTCCCCAAAGACGATCGCCAGCCTTGGCCCCCAGAGCGACAAGACGGAATCCCGCGAGGCGGTGTCACTGTCGTTCAAGATGCCGACCATGGATGCGGAGTTCCGGGCATGCCCATGCACTTCACCTTGACGCCAACCGCGACCGTAAGGCGGGTCCGTAACCAGCACGTCAGCCTCTAGCCAGTCGGTGACTTCGAGGCAGTCGCCGAGGTGGAGCGTCACCCACTCGTCCTGGTAGTAGATGCTCATGCCCACCGTCCCCAGCAGATGCAGACATGCGCGCCGGCGTGCCCCTTGTCGAGGAAGCACCAGTGGCCCGCTCCTGACGGGGCAGCACAGCAGCGGGACCAACAGATGCACATCGAGGTAGTTCCTTCGGGTAGTGGCGGGAGTGGACGGCGCGGGCCGTCAGGGCGTGCGGTGATGAGCGGCCATCAGGTGAGCCTCAGCAGTGGGCAGGTCGCTGAAGCCCTCCTCGCAGATCCGGCAGATCCACGTGTCCTGACGGCGGTGTGACCTGCGGGCGTGGTGGACGATCAGCAGCAGGACGGCAACGAGGACGACCGCGGCGAGGGTGATGAGGTCGAGGGTCACGATGCCTCCACCTCCCGGCAGTAGCACCAGCCGGGGCGGGGCGGGCCTACCTCCCACGGCACCGCGGCGTCACACAGGCAGTACCAGTTGCGGCGCCGGTCGGCGTAGGTGTCGGGCAGCATCCAGCACTCGACCAACCGGCACGGGTCAGCCTTCGGCCAGAGGCGGTCGCAGGCCCAGATCGCGAGCTTGGTCGGCAGGTGGTACCAGAGCCATGCGCTGACGTACCGCAGGGTGCTGTGCT